GCCGTTGGATAATCTTCTCTACCTGCTCGGCAGATAATTTGAAGCATTGGGTAGTCAATTCTGATACCGCCTGACCCCATAGTAAATGTTGGGGAACTTCCAGCGTTCTCATACACGGCTACACAAGCGTCAGGTGTTTCGGGAAGAGTTCCTAAAAAGATGCTAGTTCCAAGAGTTCCTTGGCTGTTAGTAACTAAGTAGTCACCTACTGATTCAAGAATAGTTGCCATTAGTTTCTATGCCCTTTCTGTATGATGTCGATAATTCTACCCTTTATGTTTTCTTGGATTGTAGACATCGCTTCCATGACTGGTTGCTCTAGGTACTTAGCCTGTGTAGGTGGATTGTGATAGTTGCCAATAATCTCATGAACAAAAAGAGCGTAAGAAGCGGCGGGACCACCATAGAAAATATCTACAAAGTAGCCTGTATTTCCCATTTGTGGAGCAGAAACTCCGCCTGAACCTCGAAGAGCGTTAGTATCTACTGGAACAAGAACTTGTGATTTAGCAAAAATAACATTGGCTTCTTCATAAATTGCTTGGGCAATTGCTTGAGGGGTATCTTCTGCTCCAGCCTTGAGAGCATTAACTAACTCTTGGTCGCCGAATAAGTCGAGTGTAAAAGACGACTTTGCCATGTCTACCGCCCGAATCTGATGACGGTGTGATGCGCTCCGTTTTCGTCTGAGATGTTGTCTATTGCATTTATTGTAAAGGTGTCCGCCCCGACGACCATTCTATGTCCAACTGTGATTGTGGTCGCTGGACCATTAGTAATAAATCTTCCAACATCTATAATTTCTTGACCTTGAACATCTTTAGACTTTGTAACTTCGTTAATTAAACGACCAGTAACAGTTGTGTTACCACTAAAAGTAGGTTTGTTATATTTATCAACAGAAGCCCTTGCAGTAAAAACAACAGAGTCGGTAAAGAACTCTGTGACCTTGGTATAGATAGCGCTTGCCATGATTGCGCTTATTCGACTATGCGATGGTCGTAGACATTATTTGGATTGTCGTGAATTCCTAAATAGGCATCGGTGTTGTAATCATCAACAATTCTGTCGTTTGTAGATTTAAGGGCTTGAGCATTAGCGAATGGGCGGGGTGGGGTCTTTCGCATACCTCTTGCTAAAAAAGAATTGGCTAGTTCTTTGTACTGTTGAGCCTTGGCTGTGTAAGATTCAGATACGGAAATATCTCCAACGCTCTTTGAGGTTGAATCTGAGAGACGGACAAAACGCGACACTAGAGTTTCACATGCCGCCCTTGAAATCTCGTAAACATTACCGCCCCACTCAGTAATTAAATAATCCAATTCCTCATCTGTAAATAGAACATCGCCCGAGTCCACATCATTGATAAGAAAGCGCACCTTATTACGGGTGCTAGTAGTTGGGTCACCTGAGTAGGTAAAAGTCATTACATTCCACCAAGCATTAAAATCGAGGTGCGAACAAAATTTTCATTTGCAAGAGTGTCTGTTTCGTTTGGCAAAGTAACTGTTACATCTGAAGTTGGCTCTCCTGCTGAGAGCGTCAATTCGAACGCATCGGCTGTTGTACCCTCAAACACGATTGAGTCGTTAAACGCAATTTGTAAACCTGATTGCTGACCAGTAAAAGTAGCATTGCTAATACTTGGAGATGTTAAAGTTTTGTTGGTAAGAGTCTGAGTCGCGGTTGCTAGAACTACGGTTCCAGTTGCGTCAGGAATTGTTACTACTCTATCAGCGGTAGGGTCGGTAACTGTTAATGTCGTCTCATTACCATCAGGGGTTGAACCTTCAAAGACAATACTTACTAGGTTGGTCTGACCAACATAATCATTTAATAAGGTATCAACATCCGTTGCCAAATTAAGAATATCGGTATGAACGGCAGGATTATCTCCAGCGGTAGGGTAACGAAGTCCCTTAGTTGTTGTACCTGCCATGATGAACTCCTATTACTCAGTAATTTCTAGCCAAGATAAAGTATCTTCGTCCCATGTAAATCTTTTGCCTTCTTCAACTGGCATTGGAGTTGGGGCGTTCCATAGATAAGTCTGTGGGTCTAAAATCCAAGATGGATAAGGTTGAGGAGGAGCAAAACCAATACCATCAAAGGTAAATCCGATACCCGCATAATTTTTATGGATAGGGAACTTACCGCCTGAGTGAACGCCACCAAAAGTGTTGTAAGAGGTTTGTACCCATTCACCACCTAAATTCTGTTCACACCAATCGGGACCATCAGCCACAATTACCTGTGTGACAACCCCATCTTCTATCTTTGCGTAGTGACCCATCTTTACTCCTTTTCCTCTCCGTAGAGAGTTTGTGTATTTACTAATTTTACATCACGCTTTGTAACTATTCCGCCTTTTTCATCAAGTTGAGTTTTGGCGGTAGTTTCATTATCGGCAATGATGTGAACTAACATTGATACCTCATAACTAAAGCATTGAGTTGGTTTAGTCTCTTTAATCTTGCTAACATTGTTTTTCATATTAACCTCTCTTTAGACTGCGTAGCGAACTATAACAATACCTGAACCGCCTAAACCGCCTCGCTTGCTTGCGCCATCATTACCACCACCGCCGCCTCCCGAGCCTGTGTTTATTGTTCCAGCAATTCCAGCAAATAATTGACTACCTGCACCACCTCCGCCAGTTCCACCAGTTCCAACCACAGTTCCAGGACTAAAAATTGCCCCACCGCCACCGCCAGCGTAAGTAGTAGATGTTCCAGAAATAGAAGTCGTTACACCATTACCACCATTTCCACCAGCACTTGATGTACCAGCAACACCAACTGCCCCAGCACCACCGCCACCACCTGCTCCATAATTTGCACCAGTAACACCAACACCACCAGCAAATCCTTGATTAGCAGTACCAGTTCCAACGCCTGCACCATCTACTGAGCCGCCACCTGAACCGCCGTTTATACCAGCGTTTGTAGTAGCACCGCCACCGCCACCGCCAGCAGTAGAAGTAATAGTTGAAAAAACTGAATTATTACCGCTTTGACCTTGGTCCGAAGATGAAGTACCACCAGCGCCGATTGTGACTGTATAAGCCTGAGCAGTAAGTGATAAGGCAGTCTCTAATGTACCGCCACCACCAGTTGCACCTACTGTGCAACGCAAACCACCTGCTCCACCGCCAGCACCGCGACTACGACCACCTGCTCCGCCTCCTGCTACAACTAAATAGTCAGCAGTTAATGATTGATTTGGAGTAAATGTTCCTGAACTTGTAAATGTGTGATACCAGTAAACTCCGTCAGTTACAATGGCTCCACCAGTTGCTTTTGCTGAAATTGTCGCACCAGTTGGAGCAAAAGTTCCTGATGAGGTAAATGTATGGATTGTATTGCCACCTGATGTGGTTACTGACCCACCAGTTGCATCTTGCGCTCCTGAGTATCGCAATATAACAATGCCTGAACCACCCGCTCCTCCGTCTGTTACAGGAGTATTTTCACGATGTCTAGCACCACCGCCACCACCACCTGAATTGGCTGTTCCTGCACTACCTGTTGTTGAACTACCCCCTGATGTAGCCCCAGCACCACCACCGCCGCTTCCACCACTACCGCTATTTCCTGATTCATAAATCCCGCCACCGCCACCGCCAGCGTAAGTTACAGAGGAGCCAGTAATTGATACTGCAACGCCATCACCCCCGTTACCTGAGTTTGATGTTGTTGCATTTGCACCTGCTTGACCAGCACCACCGCCACCGCCAGACCTTCCGTAATATGGGGAGCCAACATTTCCAAGTCCACCTGCAAAACCTTGATTAGCAGTTCCTAATCCAACTTCATTATTTGACTCAGAAGCACCGCTACCTGACCCACCGTCTTGACCAAAATTACTATAGCCACCGCCACCGCCCAAAGAAATAATTGACCCAAAAGAGGAACTACCGCCAACACCACCGCGAGTATTAGAACTACTTCCAGCAGCCCCACCTGCACCTACGGTTACATAATAGGAAAAAGTTTTATCCAAAATCAAAGCAGTCTCTAATGAACCGCCACCACCTGTTGCTGTGACTGTGGAACGCAAACCCCCAGCACCACCACCTGCGCCTGAAAATCCACCACCACCACCACCACCAGCAACAATCAGATAATCAACGGTTAAACCTGAGGGCGCAAAAGAGCGCAACCCTCCGAAACCACCAGCAGAGCCACCTGCGCGAGAAGCAATAATTGGCATTATTAAATCTCCTTTAGGCGAACTTGGTTTGAGTTTCTAAGACTGTAAATGTAGCAGAGGCGGTCTTGATAATAGTGAAAGAGTAGGCATCAATAGCCGAGGCATTTCCACCTGAGATAGCCGCAGGGACTTTTGGAGTTTGTGCGTTGCCATCAATGTTAATCACATTTGGATAGTAAGGGGTCGCTCCATTGGTATTGAGCCAAACTAGAGTGATAGAATCTCCAACTGCTAGAGCCGTATCAAGAGAGACACCCGAACTGTATCTAAAGTTTAGAGTGTGGTTCGCTGTTGCGTTTGTAGTGTAGTACCAAATTGAAGCAGTATCTACATCAAAGTTAATTGTTCCAGTTGCGGCAGCCGCAACAACATTTATATCTTCTTCAAGTCCATGAACCACGGCATCTGTAAGGGTTCCACCTGTAATAGCAGGGGTAGTAATAGTTGGGCTTGTTCCAAATACTAGAGAGCCTGAACCAGTTTCATCTGTAATTGCTGACGCTAAGTTTGCAGAAGATGGAGTAGCAAGAACTGTGGCTATACCGCTTCCTAATCCTGAAACACCAGTAGAGATAGGTAGCCCTGTTGCGTTAGTAAGAGTTACAGATGTTGGTGTTCCAAGAAGAGGTGTTACAAGGGTAGGGCTAGTAGCAAAAACTAGAGAACCTGTGCCTGTTTCATCTGTTACTGCGCTTATTAAGTTAGTGCTAGATGGAGTAGCAAGAAATGTAGCAACATTACTAGCAAGACCTGATACGCCAGTAGAGATAGGTAGCCCTGTTGCGTTTGTTAAAGTTCCCGATGCAGGTGTTCCAAGGGCGCCACCTGAAACAAGTACAGCATTACCTTCAATAGATACAACACCAGCAGAGGCGCGAGCAAGAGTTGTATCGGTTGCGTGACCTAGTTCAATAGTTCCTACGCCGATAGCGGATGAAGTTGAGGCAGTAATTCCGCTAACTGGTAATCCAGTTCCGTTTGTAAGAGTGATGGAAGAAGGTGTTCCTGTTGCGTTTGTAAGAACTAAACCCGAAGGCGTACCAAGGGCAGGAGTTGTAAAGGTTGGGCTAGTAGTAAAAGCAAGAACGCCTGTTCCTGATTCATCACTAATAAGAGCGGCTATATCTGAGGATGTACCACCTTGGATATTAGTTATAGGTACTTTACCGTTGGTTGTTATTGCCATATTATGCTATCTCGCTTCCGAAGGCGTTAAAGGATAAATCTGTTGTTGATGCGCGGACGGTGATAATGTCTGAAGCGTCTACTGTAAGACCTAAAGTGTAAGCCGTGGTGCTGTTACCTCCAGCCGTCACATCATAAACAATGTAATGCTCAGCGGCTAATGTCGCTCCGTTGGGGCGAATTGCGATTCTGTATGTTGCCGAGGACGCCCCTTGATTAGCAATAGTCAAGGTTGAGATGACTGTTTGTGTTGAGGCAGGGCAAGTATACAGAGTCGTATTTGTATTAGCGGCTGGATTTACTTGACCCAAGACCTTGTAAGTTGTTGCCATACGGTTATCCTCCGATTAAAAGTAATGGACTGATTGTAGCAGTCGCTTGATTTGTGGCTGTTGTAGCACTTGCTGAGGCTGACGCTTCAAATCCCTCGGCTAAAGTAACAAAGGCGGAAATGTCATTCCCGTCTAGGCTATAAGTTGCTGAGGTCAAGGCGGTGTATGTGGCAAAAGCAGTATCTAGCGCTGTATAACTAGCGTAGGTACTTGGGATATACCAATACTTTCCTGAAGCAAGAATTTTATCTGTGGTTTGATTTATTTCTACATCTAAGGCGTCTATATCTGCCTCGAGAACCGACCAAGTTGTTTGGTCAATAAGTTGTACAAATGTTTCACTAAGGGTTGGATTTGGGCTTATGTCGGCTAAATCTAAAGAGCCAACCGTGTTGTAAGGTATTGAAATTGTGTAGGAGCGACCTCCGATAAAAGACTCTTCTACCGTATAAGTAAAGGTAGTTGGGACAATATCAGGGTCATTAGTCGCGGGTAGAGTTACGGAAAAAGCGCCATTAGTGAGAGCCACAACAATACTTGAGGGAGCAACCATTTGGTCATCCGTACCATTACGAAGAACTTCGCCAAGGGTAAAACGAACCTGTCCTTGGATTGCGGTGCCTTCGTAATCTATGTAATTACCAGTAATTGTAACGGTAGTTAAGGAAGGTGCGAGCGCCATTTAACAACCCACCAAAAGAAGTAAGTCAAATTTTTGAGCCAAGGCGTTCTCAGCGGTTTGCTTATGAGTCAAAGCGTTTTGTACTGCTGTTTCTAAATCATCAGCGTTAGTTTCTGCGCCGTCAGTAGCAACCTCTAAGTCTGTTAATAAAGTGTTATAGGTTGTCAGGTCGGCTATTGGTACATACGGTTCTGCCACTTTACACCCCCATTAACAAGAATTGATTTGAATTGTAATTGTCTAATTGGCTTGCGGCGTCTGCCGCATCGTCAGCATGAGCCTCGGCATCATCCACATATTCATCGGCGTCTACAACTATTACTCGAATGTTTTCAGCATCGTCATATCGCAAAAGAAGAGCCTGATATTGGTCTACGGTTATGTATGACGCCGCTTCAGTTGATTCAAGGGCAGGAAGTAAGTCTGCAAGATTTTGGGTTGTATTGGCTACCGATAAAGGAAGAGCAACTTCAATAGTGCGACCACGGGTAAAATTTTCTTGGATTTCATAAATAAAAGGTTGAGGGGTCACATCGGTATCACTTGTCACAGGTAAAATAATAGAAAAAGAGCCAGTAGCATCAAATGTCTTTTGAATGGCGGTTGGCAAAATAATTACATTGGCTGTGACTTCTTTGAGGATAGTTTGCGGAGTAAAGGTAATAGAACCACGAACAGGGTTACCAACTAAATCAACATAAGTACCTATAACGGTACAGGTTGAAAGAGATGCTGGTAGAGCCATTTATTATACTCCTTGATACAAAACATTTACGGTCTGAGTTGATGAGGCAACTATTCCGTAAAAAGATTCTCCATTTTGTAAATCAACAGACATATCTGTTCCAGCCAATAATATGTAACCGTAGTCAGAACTTGTTACACCTGTGCCACCTAAATAGACAGTATTTCCACCTGAAGGGTTTTGAATTAAAATTGTTTGTCCATCTTTACCCGCCGCGGTTTTTGACAATAAAGTTTCTGCTGTTGTTATAGATATTCTTGCGTGTGCTATTGCCATATAAACTCCTTAGAAAGAAAAGGGCGACTCATTTTACTGAATCGCCCCTTACACTATTCGGCGACTTCTTTTGTTTTCTTTGGCTTTTCAGCCTGTTTTGTTTCCTCTGAAACATTATCTTCAATGAATTTTATGTAACGATTATTAGCCAAAGACTTAGCGTGACGCCAACCTTTGACCTCTACAATGTCTCCAGCCACAAGTTTGCGACCTTCAACAAGCATTGATTTTAAGATT